CTGGACGACTGTTCTACGAATCAGTAGGAAGTAGGGTCTTGCCGATGCGGGGCGTCTTGACGGGCGGCTGTGGTGCAACTTCGGGGTCGGATGCCAGGGCCACTAAGGACGGGCTGAGGTCAACGGTCGGCAGTTCGGTGGTGATTGGGTTCGCGTAGGTACGGGCGGTCGCGTATGCCCACTTAGCGACTTTCCAGGTCAACAATCCGACCAACACGATTACCAGTGCTAAGACGTGGAAGATCGTCTTGTACGCTGTCACTGCGGTCGGGCTAGTGAGGGTTTCAACAACTTTCGTCGCTACCACTTCGGCAATAACCTCGACTTTCTCCACGATTTCCTCGGAGTCGGCCAACGTCTCTGTCGTCACTTGCCCTACGGTTTGCCATTTCTCGATACAGCTTGCCCAGTTGCTCCGGACTCGTTTGTCGCCGGAGACAACGATTTCGTTTGTCGCGGCGAACTCTTTCATTTCGGGGAGCGTTGCGGTTTCTAGTGAGAAGGTCATGGACGGTACCTATTGGGTGAGTGGACTTATTTGGCTATGTATACATACTAACATTGCGACTACTAGCTGTACAATCAAAATGCATTAGTATCGTTTATCAGTGCGGTTTTGAGTCGCACTGATCGGTTATCAATTACTCGTGCAGGAACATCGCGTCTGCGGAGCGCAGGCTGTACTTGTCTCCTTCGGGATTGGTCCAGATGAAGCTGAGGACGTTAGCGTCGTAGTGATGGCTGGTGCAGCCATTTTTCAATGCGAAGTCGTTGAATGCCTTGTCGATCGAGGACTTTTCAAGAGCGGTGAGGGTTTTTACTTGAGTGCCGTTTTTGAGGATGTAATATTTCATGGGAGGTATTCGTTGGGGTAAGTGATTTATTTGGCTATGTATACATACTATTATTGTGGCTACTTGATGTACAGTCAAAAACTATTGGAATCGTTTATCAGGGCGGGTTCTGGGGCGCGGGATCAATTATCTGTGGCGTGGTCCACTGAGGACGGACGTGGACGGACGGGATCGCAATTGCTGAGGAGTTGGGTTCATGCGATCGCACGTATATCTTGGGCAGGCGGTTATGGCGATGGACGCCCCTCGCCCTGCGGACTAGGACTGAACAAGGCGCAGGCTGACGATGTTGGAGCAGGGAGTGACGTAGACCTTGCTCAAGAAATCTGCATCGTAGTATTCGACGTGGCAACCGTTATCGATAGCGTATCTGGCAAATTCGTAGGCGATGTTGGCGGCGGTTCCAGAGATGGTTTTGACAACGGTTCCATCGCTGAGGATTTCGTATTTGAGAAGATTCTTCTTGCCGTTCTTCTTCTTGTTCTTTTTGGTTTTCACGGACGGTACCTATTGTTGGGGTAAGTGATTTATTTGGCTATGTATACATACTATCATTCTGGCTACTTGCTGTACAGTCAAAATGCATTAGGATCGTTTATCAGGGCGGGTTCTGGGGCGCGGGATCAATTATCCATGAGGTCCACTGAGGACCTGCTTAGACCATCGCTGCGATCGATCGTGTGGGATTGGATGGGGGCTGGTACGGTGCGTCTTAATGGGGCGGGAAATCAGTCAAAACAAAACCCCGCCAAGGATGAGCTTGACGGGGCGGGGACTACATTCCGTAGACGTATTCAGGTAGTGCCTTAACTTGTTCGGCAGTTAGGGCCAGACTGGACAGGATTCGAGCCTTCAACTTGCCGAGTAAAGCCATCCCTGGAAGAAATTCCTCGTTTATGTGATCGAGGATCTGATACTCCAGATAATTGATACAGCCGATAACCTGCGCGGGAGCAACCTCTAAAGACGTGTCATAAACGTGCGGTACTTGCGCTTCGTACTCTCCGTAACGGTGGAAGTAAGCCTCCAGATTCTCCCGGTTAAGGGCTGTGCCAGTGGCCTGACAGATTTCCTCGGGGACGTTGTTCGAGCGCATGAAACTTACGATAACGTCGAGGGTTTTGGAATCAACAACTTGGCAGGACATACGGTTACTCGGTAGGTGGTAAGTGATTTATTTGGCTATATATAGATACTATCATTATGGCTACTTGCTGTACAGTCAAAATGGATCAGTATCGTTTATCCATAAGGGTTTCGGGGTGCGATATCAGTTATCCATGGGGTGCCACTAAGGACGGGCTTGGGCCATCACTGCGATCGATCGTATGGGATTGGATGGGTGCTGGTGCGGTACATCTTGACGGGCGATTATGGCGCAGGGAATTAGGCAAAACAAAACCCCGCCAAGGATGAGCATGGGCGGGGCGAGATCGTGCGTTAGTGATTTAGACGACGGACAAGCTGAGGACATCTTGATTGGGGAGAATCCAGACCATTACGCCCACTACTCCGCTCCGAATTTGGGAGACTCCGCTGCGCTTTTTGGCATAGCTGTTGAATTGGTTGTAAATGGAATCCATTCCCTTCGCGGAGATGGTTTTGATTTTGACGCCGTTCTTGAGGATTTGGTAGTTCATGGGAGGTATTTATTGGGGTAAGTGGTTTGTTATTTGTCTATGTATAGATACTATCATTGTGACTATTTACTGTACAGCCAAAAGCCATCTGAATCAATTATCAGATGGCTTTGAGATGCGATATTCAATTATCTATTACTGGTCCACTAAGGACGGATATTCAGCCCGTTCGGTGACGCCCCAAATTTTCGATAGATTCTTGCTGACCTCGGAGTCGGCCTCGGGGCTTGTGGTGGAGGCACCTGAATCTTCAGCCTCTCCCCTTGTGGCACTCGGTCCAGTATTGCCGCCAAAGCCTCTGACTCACTGCCAAGGTCAGCCCATCGCAAATATCCTGATTCTTCCCAATGGACGCGACACCCTGAGACTGATGCGATTCTTGCGGACATGGATTCGGAGAACGTGTTTCGGATAACCAGATAACCTAAAGCCGTGAGCACGTAGAAGCGCCCACGATCGCAATCAATGGCCGAGGGCACGTTGACTCCATTGATTGCGATCGGCTTAAAGGCAGTCAATGCCACCCCTTAAAGCTTTAGCAGCCTTCAATAGGAATTTTTTGCTGACCCCAGTGCGGGCTGCGTGTTCACGAATAGCGATCTCAATGTCAATCCAGTCAGCCGTCAACACATCCAAACCTTTGCCAGCGAGGAAGTCTGTTGTACTGACGCCCCATTCTTCCTCCGTCAGCACCATCGGCTCAATTTTGATCAAGGTAGGAAGAATGGCCGGATACCTATCGTGCTCTGTCACAGATGCGATCGGGATATAGATCGGGTTTTCTGGATAATCCCGGCAGTCATGATGGATGCACAAACGCCCACCCTCGATCGTGGCGATAGTGACCTCTAGAACCTCGTCGCAGTACAAGAATTCGCTGAAGCCTGACACGTCCCAGACTTCCTCCACATCAGACGATACAGTCTGGTAGCCCGTCACATGGCAGTACAGGGATTCGGTGAAGCATTGCTCCCCGTATCCCCGTGACTCCGCTTCAAACTTTATTGCGCTATGGTCGAGAATTAGTCTTAATAACAACATTGGAGATTTCCTTGTGTGTGATTTGCCAGATTTAAAACGGATTGAATGTGCATTGTCTTTTTACTGGATGGCCGGATACCTATCCCGCTCAACAATAGATGCGATCGGGATTCGGATCGGACTATCTGGATAGTCTTCGCAATCATGGTAGAGGCATAACTCATGACTATCGAGCGTCGCACTTTCGACCGTTACCACCACTTCGCAGTAATAGAACTCGGAGAAGCCTGACACGTTCCAGATTTCCTCCGCATCAGCCCCAATCGTCTGATAGCCCGTCACCTGGCAGTACAGGGACTCGGTGAAGAATGGCTTGCCATACCCTCGGGCTTCAGCTTCAGCCTTCAAGACACTATGGTCGAGAATTAGTTCTAACAACATTCGAGATTTCCTTGTGGGTGGGTTGCCAGATTTTAAAACAGCTTGAGTGCGCCTTGCCCAGGGTTCGTCTCCTTGCCTAGGCGGACAAACGAACCGTCCTCCTCAATGCGGCACAGCGTATCGAAATTGGCAGTCAGGCGACGTTCGCCTTTCCTGTCCACGTATCCTTCCGGCACAGTCATACCTAATTCGGTCTGTAGCCACTGCGCGGCCAGCCGACGATGACAGAAGGCGGCGGATGTCCCACCCGGCTTCTCCCAACACATGATGACAGGTTCCACCATTGACGCCTTGGCGGGATCTAGACCAAACCGACGAATCGCGTCATCTGTCGCCACTGCTTGCAACTCGGCCCAGACTGCCTTTGCATTGAGCTTGTCTAGCTGCGCTTGATAGCGCGAGAGGTAATCGACAACGCCAGTCTTGAAGCACCAGCTACCGGGTGCCAGTGGCGTGTAAACCGGGTAGCTATAACTTCCTTGCGATCGACTAATACTGACGCCTCCAGGGATGAAGTTTTTTGACCATACGGCGTAGCAGGAGGTGAGCATGATTCTTTTGGAGGTAGAGGACTAATTTGCCTATGTATACATACTAGCATTTTGGCTATTGAATGTACAGGTTTTGGCGGGAAGAATTTGCGCCCCATTATCATCACGACTCAAAAAGCCCATCCAACTCAAAACACGCCTATCACCACCCACTCATCCCTATTTACCGTTGGCGGAAGAATCTAGTTTGGCGTCATTTTTGAAATGGCTGATGATATTGTCCACATTTAGGATGCAGATTATCACCCGCCCTCTCTCCCAGTACTATTCCCTGAAACCCTTACTATATATAGGTTGTATATATAATATATATATTTAAACCTACTATTTACTAGCAATTGGCAACATTATCACCCACCCCGACCTCCAATTTACCGTTACTTAAGGAATGAAAAGAGAGATAGAGGCAAACCCCCGGTGCCGATATTTGGGAGACTAATTCTAGATCGGGTGATAATGTGGACAATTAGGCAAACAGGCCACTCAAACCCATACCCAGCAAGAGAAGTGCCCGTTGATTAGATGTTGCTCGGCGACGATAGTTGGATACAGCCGGACGATATTTTGATCGGGCGATGGGGTTTGGAGGATTAGACTAATCGGATCCAACTGAGGAGCGGCTATTATTCTTCCTCAGATTGTCCACGCCTAATCACCTGAATGTGGACAATGAGCGATCGGCCTCTGTCAAACGAATCTGCGTCCCGTTTGTCCATTGTTCAAAATGACTGCTACTATATGGAGGTGCCAGTTCGCACTCATGCGGTGATCTAGTAGAGAGCTTCTTCCTTCCCGGTTGAAGTGGGGTGCAATTCCCCGAGCCGCTCTGTCTATCCCCTATTTACCTGTGGTCTTTTTTGGAACCGTCCCGACAGCTTGTATCCAGCAGGTCATGGCGACCACTCCATTCGACAAATGGGACGGGATCCATCTTTGCTGTAGCGGTTCCTTCCGGTTAGAGCAGGCAATCATCCAGAAACACCCAAGCGCTCAGATCTACTCGAACGACGTAGCTTTATGGTCCAGCGCGATCGGTGCTCTTGCCGCAGGAGCACCCATAGCCCTGACGTTTCGAGATCGACTATCTTTTGTGGAAGATCTTCTAGGGCCAGATGCGACGCCAAAGAATCGAGTGGCGGCGATCGTGGTAGCGCAGGAGCTTTCCCGGTTTTCTGGCAAGAATGACTACGCGCAAAGCCACTTCAAATACTTCGAGACTGAGTTCCTGCGACTCCACCGGGAAGCTTTGGCGAAGGTGGACTTGCTGATGGCAAAGCTTCCAATCGCCGGATACTTTTCGGGCGATTGGGTAGCCCATGTGGACGAAGCGATCGCTAAGGGGCGCGGCATCGCGGCATTCCCTCCATTCTTCAAAGGTGACTACGAGAGCCAATACAAATTCCTGGAGGCCAATGTCGAGTGGGACGCCCCAACCTACGATCTGTATAATCCTGACTGGCTATCTGGGATCGTGGACAAGATTGAGGAATCAGGCGTCCCTTACTGCATCTTGACGGATCAAGTATTGGAGGGACGCAAGCCGACGATCGAATATGTGCAGGGACGCAAGTCTCCTCATTACTGCTATGGCTCATCACCTGAGACGAGCATCCGGCACATCTTCAATAAGCCGAAGCCTTTTACCTATACCCCGATCGATTGCTCCAAAATCACAAAGGAAAGCACTTGCACGATCGTTCCTGCTGATGCTGGAAATCTGAATTACATCAAGGATATGTACCTTGGCAAAGGCATCATCCACACGACCGGGATGGCGAACTACTTCGTGCTAATCGACGGGATGCTAGTCGGCGGCATTATCTACAGCCTGTCGAAATTCGCATCCAAAGGATATGACAGCCGCGAAATCCTTTATCTCCTAAGCGATGTCGTGCTGAAGAGTGAAGGGCGTCTATCGAAATTGGTGGCAATGCTGGCAGCGTCCCGCGAGGTGGTAAGGCCAGTGGAGAGGAAACTGACTCAGAAGATCCGTTTCGTGATCACCACTGCGCGATCGCAGAAACCTGTCTCTATGAAATACCGAGGTATCTACGAAAAACTGAGTGTCCGGGAAGCAGACCCGCCCGAGACTGGCCTCATCATTCAGTATGGCTCCACCATCCGCGATCAATCCATCCAAGAAGTTTATGAAGAGTGGTACGTCAAACATCATGTCCCAGCCCAAAACAAATCTAAAGCTCGAAACGAAAGTCTATCAAATCAATCCGCGTGACCTTCTACCATTGGAGCGGAATGCGCGGTACATGACGGGCGAGCAACTTGCTCGGCTGGCTAAAAACATTGAGCAGGACGGTGGACTTACTTCGGTCCCACTGGTCTACATCATCCCTGGCAATACCAAGCCCACTACCCTCAGTGGCAACCACCGAGTCAAAGGGGCAATAGCCGCGAACACCCCTCTGATCTGGATCATGGAGATTTTGACTCCACTGACCGAAGAGCGCCAGATTGCGATCGCACTATCCCACAATGCCATCGCAGGGCAAGACGATAAGACAATCCTGCTTGAGCTATTCAGCAAGATCACTGACCTAGACACCAAGGCGTATTCGGGGCTGACGGATGACGACTTGAAGGATTTTGAACCACTCGACCTATCGGGCCTCAGCACTGCCGGAGTCCAGTATGAAGAGGTTTCACTTCTCTTCTTGCCAGAGGATGCGGACACGTTCACCAAAGCCACTCAACACATCGCAAAATCGTCCAAGGCATCGGCGATGGCAGGTACTTACGGTGACTTCAACGATTTCTTCGATGCTTTGGTGGCGGTGAAGGATATTCGCAATATCACCAATAATGCGATCGCACTGCGAGTAATGGCTGGGCTTGCTGTGGAGCGGCTGCTGCAAATTGAGGACGACGCCGACGCAGAGGTGACGATAGATGGCTAAACGAATCGTAATCGCAGTCACCGCCCAGGACATCCGCCAAGTGGAAGTGATGGCCGGACTCGGCATGACGCTTAAACATATCTCGCTAATCCTGGACATCTCCACCAATACCCTGAACCGATGGCTGGCTCTAGAGGAGGTTCGGGAAGCCTTCGATCGCGGACGTGCCCAAGGTGCCCTAGCAATCACCAAGACGGCATACAGTCAGGCGATTGACGGCAACACCACAATGCTAATCTTCTTCCTAAAAACTCAACTCGGTTGGCGCGATACGACGGTCATTCAGGTGCCAGAAGACTCAGGCGCAAAAATCATCATTCAGATGCCCGACAATGGCAGGCAAGATCGGACACCACGGAAGGCATAGACTGTGGCAAAAGTTGGACGCAAACCCAAAGAACGCAAACCCAAACCATCAGGTCCAACCATCATCGCACCGCAGCCCGGTCCCCAGACTGACTTCCTAAGCTGCTCGGCGGACATTGCGATCTATGGCGGATCAGCGGGAGGCGGGAAGACTTTTAGCGCTGTCCTTCTCCCACTTCAGCACGTAGAATTGGCCCGGTTTGGTGCAGTCATTTTCCGCCAATCCTTCAAGATGATCACCGAAGAGGGCGGACTTTGGGGTGAGTCCGAAGGGCTGTATCGGGCATTGGGCGCAGTTGGCAAAATCGGGAATCTTGATTGGATATTCCCATCTGGGGGCCGTGTCGGATTTGCCTACCTCGGATCGGATGCTGACAAAATCAAATATCAAGGTTCTCAAATCCCACTGATCATTTTTGACGAACTGACCCATTTCAGCGAAACCAGCTTCTTCTATATGCTGTCGCGGAATCGATCGACCTGCGGAGTCAGACCATACGTCCGCGCCACCACCAATCCTGATGCGGAAAGCTGGGTCGCCAAATTTATCGACTGGTGGCTGGATGAAGAAGGCTATGCCATCCCTGAACGATCTGGCGTAATCCGATGGTTCGTGCGCGTCAATGGTGAAGTGATTTGGGCGGATGACGCTGACACCTTGGAGCAAAAATATGACCAGATGCCCAAGTCTTTCACCTTCATCCGATCGTCACTCTTCGATAACAAAATCCTCCTTAGCGCTGACCCAGGCTATCTTGCCAACCTTCAAGCACTGCACCCTGTCGATCGTGCCCGGTTGCTCGACGGCAATTGGAAGATTAAGGACGAAGCCGGGAAAGTCTTCACCCGCGACTGGTTCCAGGTGGTGGAGGAAGCCGATATGCTGGCGGCGATGCAAAGCTCTAACGGTGACTGGGCGGAGGTGCGCTTCTGGGATTTGGCCGCAACAGAGAAAGACTTTGGCAAAGACCCATGTGCCACCGCAGGCGTAAAGATTCGGCGCGTCGGCACTACTTACTTCGTCCTCGATGCCCATGAAGTGTACCTAAGCCCTGGTGCCACCAATGACGCGATCGTCAACACTGCCTCCCAGGACGGACGCTATTGCCAAGTGCGGTGGGAAGTGGAGCCTGGATCTAGCGGCATCCGTGACAATTACGCCCTCATGAATTTACTGGGTTCATACGATGCGATCGGAATGTCTCCAGAGGCCAATAAGGTGATGCGCTCTAAACCTCTCGCCACCGCCGCTTATCGGGGCAATGTCAAACTCGTGCGCGGTGACTGGAATAATCGGTTTCTCAATGCCGTCATCGGATTCCCAGAAAAAAAAGACGGACGCGACATCGTAGATGCTGCATCCGGTGCTTATGCTGCAATGTCTGGGGACACTGGAGTCTACAAGGAAACTAAAGTTAAATGGATCTAGGCGATCATTCGCCAAGATTGCCAGACTCTATCGCTAGATTCACAAGCAACTCAGCCGCATCCACTACCGAAGAACCTGTGAACCAATATCCATGTGCGGTATCTACTACTGCGTTGCTGCACCAGTCTTCGATTAAAGCTTGAACATCTTCAGGCAAGGAGCTGAACGATCTAGCTCCTTCAAAGTTGAACGGCGGAACTTTTTGCACGATTTGAGCGATCGCAAGCTTCAACGGATCAGCAAACGCCTTATCGTCTGCGGCGTGTCCATGATTTAACATTACGACCTCCCTGCCAATTGGCGACCACCTCCACTGCGCATCTGAGGATCGACCCCAATTGAACCACCTGCCGCGAACCCATCACGCATGGCTGAGTTATCTTTTGCCTTCGTTCGGACGGTTCCACTGCGGGGATACTGTTTTCTGATCCACAGATCCACATCGCGTTTCGCCTGCTTCGATTGCGCCACCACCACCAAGCCACTGACAGAACCCGCCTCACTGGTGAAGCCTTCTGCTTGAGTCTGAGCCTTTCGCTCATCCAGTTTCTTACTGATCCGAAGCACAATGCCATAGCGGAAGGTAGGGGTGATATCAAGCCACTTGTCTTTCTTGGCCTCTTTTACCACGCCTTCAATGGCCTTCAAGAAATACTCAAACATCAATGCGGTCACGGCAACATTGCCAGTGGAACCGATGATCGAGACTCTCACGCCGTCAGTCGATCGCGACAGCATTGACTGACAGTCATAGAACGCAGCCACCGACGTAATCAGGGTTTGCTTCCATCTCACCACTCTTGAAGTACTGAGGAGAGTCTTTTCCTCTATGCCAACGTCATCCTTGGCGTCAACATCGCTTAGAGATAGATTATGCAGTGTCAGTAATTCTTGGACCTTTTCATTGGCCCGTGCCGCTTCGTGCTCATTGGCCGACGATCCCAAGCTGAGTAATTTTTTGATTTTGTCTAGGATTGTGGTGTCTTGCATGGTTCTTTGGGGATAGGGTTAAAACAATTTGTCTATATATAGATACTAGCATTATGACTATTAAATGTACAGGCAGGATGTCTTTAAATCGGCTAGGATTTCGACGGAGAAGGCCATTAAAGCTCTTCGCCGATTTCCCCAGATGACTTGCAGAGTGTTGAGTCTTTCCGCGTCTGAAAGCCTCACATACCGATGCACATCATATTCGGTCCTAGAATGACGCTTAGGAACCTTGATCGTGCCAGAGTCGTGCAGTCTCATTCCCGAGGTATGCATCCATACATTCGGCCCGAGCGCTCGCCATTCGTCACTTTTGAATTTCATCGGAACCTCCTTCAGACTGAGCACACAACACTTTCGACATATCTGCGCAGTAATCAACCCATCCCAGCTTGGCATTGGTCAACGCCTGCTGATACGTCTGCCCTCCCTCATTGAGCGATCGCATTAGTTGGAGTCTCCGAAAGCCGAACCCGGCCATCGCGCCATTATGCTGAATCACCAACTCAAACTGAACATCCCACTTGTCAATGTGTGCCGAATAACTTTGGTACTGCACAGCAAGATCGTCGGAATCTTGCTGTGCAGTCCACGTCAAACCAGGGAAAAGCTGATGGCAGAGTGCGAGGACATCTGCCGATTTAGGTGTTTGCATTGGGTGCCTTCTGGACGAATTTTAACTCGAATTCAGCTTCGCCGTCCCACTCACAGATAAGGACGTGATACTGCAAGCTGATCGCTAAAGCATTGTACTCAGGGCCATTCGCGTCACACAACTTGTCCATCAACGCCGCCCTTGCCTTAAGCAGTTCGGTTTTTGCCAAGAACAATTCCTGCTCTTTCTTGGCAACGTCGCATTCTTTATTGAAAACATTTTGAGCTAAAGTCTCGAAGTCCATACCGAAATCCTCAGTGAGTGATTTAATTTGTCTATGTATACATACTAACATTTTGGCTATCTGTTGTACAGTCAAAGCAAAAGGAAGCCCATTAGATAAACAATTCTAATGGGCTTCCTTTTGCGATATTCACTTATCGTTAGGCGAGGAGCAATCGGGCCTCTTCTTTCGTCTTCCGGCCACGCGGCTTCAACTCCAGGACGCCAGGGTTGGACTTTTCCAGCGATGCCAGCACAGCACACACCCGATCGGCGTCATTCAAATCCCCTGAGTCATAGAAGGTTTTGGAGGCAACCGGATACCCTCCAAAATTCCACTTGATCAACATCTGTATGGCCCCAGGTACCGTGACGTACCAAGGATGCGATCGTCCCTCTCCCCCCTTCCTTGCATCAATCTCGTTGCAGAGGATGAATTGGGTCACATTCTTAATTCCGATTAGCTTTGCGACCTTCAAAGCTTGAACACAAGACACCCCGTTGAATGTTTCCAAAAAATTGCTAGACACTGCGAAACCTTTAAACCCTGTATAAATATCCTATATACAGATACTAGCATTAAGCCTACTAAGATGCAATAGCGAACCTGAGAAGGTCCGCTAAGGATGGGCTTAGGTTCGGCTTTCGTCCATGAACCATTCCATAGAGGTCAAGTCTTGGAGGTATCCGTTGTGGACGCGCCTAATGCACTGGGCGAAAGGGTTAGGCTTTGTTGTCAGACTGTCGGTCATCCAGTAGGAGCCTTCAAATGTCCAGAGGTAGAGCGTCTTGCGCCCCAGATGGCCCATCTCAAGGAGAATCATGGAAGCCTGATTGTCGTTTAGGAAGTGCAGTGGTCCAAGCATTTGAGTCGTCATTTCGGGTACTAGGCAGGTGGTTTATTTGTCTATGTATATATAATAACATTGTGACTATCTAACGTACAGTCAAAAAACATCGGAATCGTTTATCAGAGCGGGTTCTGGAGTTCTCGATCGACTATCTTTGGGCGAGGTATAATTGGGGGAACGTCCACCCCTTGAGGAACCCGTGAGCACCGTCTTTTATTCGGAAGAAATTGCTGAGTCCATTCGCACGGCGATTGAGGTCGAAATCTTACCCGTATGCGATCATCCCGCTGACAGCGCTGACGTACCGAGTTACCAGGATGCGACGTATCGGTGGCTACGCCCAAGGCTGACTGAAGCAGCGGAAGCGTGGGCTGGAGATGAGTCTTGGATCTTGGATGGAGAGATTCTAGATCTGACTATTGCGCGGAAGCACTTGCCAAAATCTGAGGCGGAAGACGATGACGCTTATTCCACGCGACTGCATCTGTCTCCCTTCCCGGATTTCTTCAAACCTGTGGTGCAAGGCTTCGCGGGACTGCTGGGCGATTTGGTGGAAGGTGAATCCATCCCAGCCCCGATCAAGGCATTACTGAGCGATGTCGATATGCAGGGCAGTAGCCTCGCGCTATTCATGAAGTCGGCTGATGAGATCGCATGGCGTGATGGCGCGATCGGCATTTTCGTGGAGCATACCGATGGATTAGCCCAAACGCCAAGACCTTATTTGGTGCCAGTGGAGCGGGTTGATCTGATCTCGCTAAAGGCTGGATTCGTCGGCGCTCGTGTGGCGTTCACCCAGGTCATCTGCCGAGAGCATCATGAAATCCCACTCGGCGCTTATGGCTCCGAGACGCAGACCTACTACCGCATCTACACTCCAGGTATCTCTACGCTGGTGGCATTGGTGAAGGTCAAAGATGCGATCGAAGTGCGCCAGGTAGAAGAACCTCGGCTCCATACCGCGAAAGGCGTCCCACTAGAGTACGTCCCCTTCGTGCTGTATTCGCTATCGTCTAGTGGCAAGGATGTCACCCGCGCACCTATCCCCTTCAAGCCTTTATTCCGGTTGCAGGATTTATGGTTCCAGGTGGCCTCGGGCTACCACAGCGTCATCGACAAGTGCAACATCCCCGTCCCCGTCCGCATCGGGCTTGTGGTGCCAGGGCAGAAGAACATGGAGAATGTACCGGAGATGATTCTAGGCCCAGGGTACGGCATTGACTTGGCCGTTGGCGGAGACTTCAAATATGCTGAACCGTCCGGCAATGCGATCGGCGGATCTCGCACGGCATTGCAAGATATCGAATCTCGCGCTGTCCGGTATGGCCTAGAATTCCTCACCGGGCAAGCCTCTAGCACGGCCACTGAAGCCGACTTACGATCGGTCCCTGCGAGGGCAAAATTAGCGTTTGCCGCAATCCAAAAGGAATCGGCTATTCAAGAAATCCTAGACTTTTGGTCCCAATACCTCGCCATCAAAAAACCCGCCGATACAGAAGCTCAGGGCGGGTTTATCTCAGTGTCTCGGGATATGCTGAAGGCGGCAATGGACCCCACTTTAGTCGGTACACTATCAGCCCTCGTCGATCGCAATCAACTGAGTCTATCCACTTTTCTCCAATTGCTTGTCAATGGCCGGGTGCTTCCTCGGGATACAGACGTTGAGGCGGAAGAACTTGCGATCGCAGAGGCCGGAGAAGCGGCTATGCAGCGTGTCCTGAAGACGGCGGAATTACAAGCGACTGCCACCTCCGCCTATAAAACTGATGTCGAGGCAGAGGTGGCAGTCGAAGATGCAGGCGAAGATCTAGAACCCAGCGCCACCTAACCAACTGCGTTCTTTCCCCACGATATAGTTCACTTCATCCCGCAGATACGGATCTCGGATTTCAAGATGAACTGTCCCCTTCTTGTATAGCCTCACGCGGTAGTGCTGGAGGTTGTGCCAGGTACCCGGTGGTAATTCGGTCAAAGACTTATTATCGATCGAGCGGTAGAAGCCTTGCGATTCATCATAGGGCACCCCGCTTAGGTGACTTATGATTTCGTCTAGGTCGCTGTAGAACGTCTCGGCGGGACGACCCCAAGCTACATTCCAACTACTACCACTCCATCCGACTGTGATGCCGCTGGGGATGATGATTCTTTTATTGAGTTCGTGCCCACAGTTCGTCTTCCAGCCTTCGGGGTGGACCTTGTTGTTCTCGTGAAACGCTGTGGCGCGATCGAACCAAGAACAGATTGAATCGATCCAGATCTGCTCTTGGTTTTGGAAGAACATTGCCAACGCTTCTAAAATGTTCGACTTATTGAATTCCATCTGTTCCTGCTCATGAACAAATTGGCTGAACTTTTTGCGGAAGTCAGACGTGGAGATTTCACCCATTCGGGTCATCTTAAAAACACTGTGCCACATCCGATATTTTAGATCCTGAACCTCCGAAAACTGGTCGAAGGTCATCGCAACTTTATCATCACTTCTAGACTGACCAGGCACCGATCGCAGGTGAAAATTCAATTCAGACTGTACCTCAGATCGGGTTCTGAGTAAGTTCAAGCAGAGGCGATATTGCGCCACGAGAGAGGTGATCGCATCTGACGACGCAAGAGGATTTTCCCCAAATTCTTTGAAGGTTTCTGGCGCTGCGGTTTGGAAGTTTCCCGAAAATTTAAATGCGCTTGGGTCCAGGACTTTAGCTGGCCTCAACATCCAGAACATCACCACCTCTACATCGGTGGTCCGCTCGGCTTCTTTGAACGACTGACCAACGCTTTCCCATCCCCCATGGGCTTCAATTAAATCAAGCAGCCGCCGCCGCTCTTTTGTATGCGGATTCTTCAAAGTCTCTGCGTTCAATACCCCGACAATCACACCTTTTGGACGCACAAACGTCCAGGATTTAAAGACGTGCTCGACGCCATTATTGAACGGTGGATTTGTCAACACGCACTCGAAGTCAATCGGATCATCGAAGCCAAGAAAGTCTGAGCCTAGCACTTTGTAACCGTGGTCCCTTAGAACTGCCTGAAGGTTTGCATCAATCTCAACTGCGTAACCTTTGGTATTGTGATTGTAGCCAAACCCTTTCGGGCGCTCAAGGAGGTTTCCACTTCCTCCTTCAGGATCGAAAACCTCTGTCGGGCAGTGCCCTAGAAGCGTCGTGGCTTTGGCCCATATTGCCCGAACAAGCGGCTCTGGCGTTGGATAAAACTGTTGTGCTGCGTCAAACATTGGAATCCTCGCAATGGGGTAAGTGGTTTAATTTCTAATTAATTCGGAGCAGGCTGAGAATGCTTCCAGAAGGCAGAACCCAAACGATGAAACAGACCAAGCAGTTGTTTTGACGCGAGACGGCCTTTCTGTTCTTGGCATAGGTATCGAACTGGCTGTGGATCGATTTCAGCCCCTTCGCGGAGATAGTCTTGACTGCAATGTCGTCTTTGAGAATTTGGTAGGTCATGCAAGTGATGGATTAATTTGTTTCTATCTATACATACTAGCATTGTGACTATCTGCTGTACAGTCACAATGCATCGGAATCAGCTATCAGTGCGGGTTCTAGTCAACCGCATCAATTAACTTTGGAGGCTGTAAGCAAACACTCTGGAGGCGTCGTTAGCATTGACATCAACGCCGAATCTTCGATACCAGCAAGTGTTAGCTGAGGACCACCGGAAATCCTTGGCCTTCAGTTTGGTCAAAACGTCAGACGACGGACGGACGCTAAACCTGATTTCAATCCCGCCTTTGGCAGCGTTTTCGGACACCAGCACACCCTCTTGGACCACCGCCAAACCTGCCGTGACCCCTTTGGCCTTGCGCTCACGCTTGACGTATTCGCGCTTGACGTATTCACGCGGGGTCGCTGGCTCGTCACTAGGCACAAACCCTTCGATCGCATCGGTCTGATTCCAGTGGAACAGATGCGTCCCCTTCGGGTACATTCTCTTGGAGCCATCATCGCCATCGCCACCAATCCAAGTGACGGACTGAATTGTAGACTTCTCGCCTGTCTTGACCATGCGGCCACTCTCCCGCCATCCCTTGAAGGTGCGGACATGGAGATAGGGTTCGCCCTTCAAGCCCTGCTCTTGCATCTGCATTGCGACACATTTGTAATTCCGTAGACTAATCGTCAGGTGTTCGCCAAGCACCGCACTCAGCGTAATTAGCAGTGCCTCGATTTGGGCATCGTCGCCCCAGGACTCAGATCTTTTCCAAAGCTCGATAGCCTTTTCTTTTACGGTTTCGGTAGTAGTGGCAGTGGTCATGACGGGTACCAATTGGGTGAGTGGTTTGTTATTTGGCTATGTATAGATACTAGCATTATGACTAGTTAATGTACAGATGTTTGCGGAAGGAAACCCTCGACTGGAGAGGGTTTCAGCGTCATTCGTTGGTGGCTATTCACGGTATGGAAGATCGCGGTTAGTACATTCAATGCAGGTTTTCAACCCGTGTCTTTCCAACATTTCGTCCCAAGACCGCTTCCGGATTTCGGGGACTGCCCGGTACTTGATTTCGTATTCGACTTTGGCGATCTCGACCACTTGATCATTCGTCACCAGGTCCACGATGGTCGCACCATGTCGGTACCAGTGCTGGATTCGGGCGGTGCTGGGCAAACCTGCGGCCCAGTAGATCCCAGTCAAGAAGCTTGATTCCCACATGACCTCTCCCGGCAAACCCCGAGGGGCGTTAACCACCACCATGCCAGCGTCTAGGCACTCTTGGATGCGATCGTGTTCCATTCCCTCGCCAGGATTGTAATAGCGGCGAGGCATTTGGTCTAAGAAGTGCTGCGCAGGAAGATCTGAGGGTTTCACTTTTTCGGGGGACGTGTTGTCGAAGAATTGTTGCTGGGCGTCAAACTGTTCGTTAGTCATAGCTGGTATCAATTGGGTAAGTGGTTTGTTATTTGTCTATGTATACATACTATCATTATGGCTATCTAACGTACAGTCAAAAGCCATCAGAATCGGTTATCTGATGGCTTTTGGGTTCGATATTCAGTTATCTGAGGCTGTGCGATCATACGCGGCTGAGTTCGCCTTGCGATCGACGAAATTCTTGCTCACTTGCGTCTACCTTTCTCTCGCGGACTTTCGTGACCATTAAGCTGCAAGCTTCCATCAAATCGCTGGGCAGTTTAATCTTGAACCGAGTGGACGATCGCTTACCAATGCGATAGACAAACGCCACCGCGACATTATTCTCATCCGTGGTGCTGAAGTCCCATCCATCCAGCGCCCCTGGGAATTCCGAACGAAGGCAATCCCTGATCGCTTGTTCCACCAACATATTGCTATTCATGATCAATTCCTCTAATACTTTTGCTTGACAGCATTGCGGAGAAGAAAGTCCGGCCATCAAGCTTCGCATCAATATTGCTAAAATCCCGCAAGCTGCTCTTCGTTAGTCTTTGAACCCAATCGCCATGCAACTCAACATCATGCTTGCCGATGAAGACTCCAGAGGCTCCGGATTGGGCCGGGATGACGTAGACAACATCCCCGTCAATTACGACCCGAAGACTAAGCTCGGAATCAGGCGAAGGCAATGCGCAGCGGTGGAAGACTAGCCCGTACTCCGCCACAATCCTAAGCGCAGCTATACCCTGGAGCAAACTTCGATCTTCTCCGACTTCCAGTCGATCGAGTTTAGATGCAGCAGCAAGGGCTTGCTTCCAGTCCCCAACCCACATAAAGCTTTGAGCTTCGCTATCACTTACCTCCCATTTAATGATTGACAGTTCAATCTTTTCGACCGGGTTCGCTATTCCATCATTTTCGATATTCATCATCAATTCCTCTAATATTTGCATTCAACAATTTTGCCGATCGCACCTTCCAGCGCCGCTCGATTGGCAGGTTACAGCGGCAGATTTCACCCCGGAAGGTATCGGCATACCCAATCATTGACCCCGATCCGCATCCGCCTGGACCTTGGTACCGACGCATCGGAAACTTGTGGTTCACGAAGAGATATCGAATCTCAGCAGTCTTTCGATCGTCTAGTGTCACGACATATAGCGGGTCTGGCTCAATGTCTGGGGATTTGTTGTGCTCAATGCGGTGCCGTTCTGCTTGCCAGATGCAAACGTGCGACAGGCGGTCAAGTGAGTCCATGAAATTCAAACCTCCTAACTTTGCCGACCATCTCCACTACCTCTAGCCGAAGTTTGAACATCTCGGCCTTGACACTGCGTAAGGACGAGCCATTCCTCACGAATCGCCGCGCACTCTGCCTAGCTTTTTGGCAGGCTAGACTAGGATCACAGCTTACGTACGTGACCCGTTTACTCTTGCAAGTTGTGACGCCGATATATGCCCAGTTGGGCGTGAGCTTGCTATACGAGTAATAGCGCGATGAGACTGGTAGGAGGATATCTACCCCGTGCGGCCACAACTTCCCAATCACCGTCCCGCTGATGACCAATGGCTTGCTGAACGCTTTGATGATCTCGGCGTTTCTTTCTTTCGTGATCGGCACAGGCGCAGGGCCAACCACCGCACAATTAGCTTGTAAATACTCAGCCGCCACGGACGCACCAAACTTTGCCAACGTGCGCCAAAACAGATTACGGATTCGCTCTGGCTGCTGCTCAAACCATTTGAGCGATCGGCGCTTTGGCGACATTACCGCAATCTTGTTACCCAGCACTTTTGGATAGTTCATATTCATGCCGCACCTCCACTGCTTTAGCTTGGGTTTTGACTGGAGATACAGCGCGAGACTTAGGTGCCAAATCGGGACGATACCCGTGACTGTCATCCTTTTTAATGAGTCCACCCAAGCGGTGAACAGCCAAACTTCCTAACCCATATAACGTAACGATGCCTAATACGATTTCCACTGCCTTCACTTATTGAGTGATTTAATTTGCCTATATATAGATACTAGCATTGGGGCTATTAAATGTACAGGTTTTGGTGAGAAGAATTTGCGCACACAAAGAA